ACTTGAGATAGATCACCTGTTTACTTGCGGTGTCAAGTTGGTCTCTCCAAATGAAGAGGATCCTATGAGGGCGAGGCAATCTCCTCGTCTACTAGACACTCATAATAATGTAACTACTTCCGAGTACGTTTCATTTGACCGTTTTCTCTAGTAATTATTTACAGTTAAGTTTGTTCACATCACTCAATAAAACATATGAAAATTTGGTGTAATAATAAAATTTCTTTTAAGAGGTCTTTACCTCCTCCTTTGTCTTACTTAAGGACAAAGATTTCTTTTTACCTAGTCTATTACTAGGTTCTTTATTATTATCGCCTTTTTCAAGAGGTATTACCCTCTTTTTATATGCTCGTATTGAAGGATTATCATGAATTAAACTCATAAGTTGTCTAAATCCGCCACTATCCTCGAGTTTCTTCTTGTCAACCACCTTAGACAAGGTAGAGACAATGGATTCTCCAGGATCGTAACCGGGTCATTTAGCATAACCATGAGTCCTGAACAATTTATAAGAAGACCACTTTTGTACATAGTCAGAATATAGTAAGGTATGTAAAACATACATTATTATAGACCATTCTATAGTATAAAAATAGGACCCAATTATAAAGTGTATTAAACCAATTGCAATCACAGATTCTACAAGGATTCCGTGACGCGATCAGTAATATACGCAGTTTAGGAAGCACATTCGTGCCAATAATCATGCTGTGACTACAGATTTACGTAATGAAACTCATACGTTCATCATCAAATTTGGGAAGGACGGACTGAATACCACCAAGTATCCGATCCATTTACTATGTAGGGCATTATATCTAGGCGATTCATGTGAAAATACAGGTAAATATGTCAAAGGAATCAGTAATGAAACCTTTAGCAATTTATATGTATCGCATATATCATTTACAAACCTTGTGACTAATGATCGTTTTTCGTCGTAGTTCTTCACTCACATCAAAATCTCTTCATGTGTTAACGATGTTAACTTGAAGTTATAGAGAGCGGTAGTGAATTGTCCTCGCCAAAAACCATCCATAAAACCACAATGAATGTACTGGTGTATACTCATTGGTAGATATCATAAACCACTTCTGGGTCCAATAGCATTTAAAACTCTTAACCTAATCTTCAAATATGATCAATCCTTCATTCCCTCTGAAAGTTTCTCCCGGCTGACAGTAACATAGTTACCGTTGACCTTGATTCTCTTTTGGAAGAATAATGAAGAAATTAATTTAGTTAAAGATTCCACTGTTACCAGTGGGAAAGCTGTCTGATTACTAGCGCTTCTTTTATAGTTTCTTTTGTTAGTATAACCAGATTTATGCAAAGGTTTAGGTCTTCTTCTCTTGAACTCGCTACCTCAACCAAGTGGTAGGATTTCAAGGTCTGAAGGACCTGTCTTTACAAAAATCGGGAAATGTTTCACTAGAAGTTCGTACAAGATAGATGGTAAAAATTCAACATTTCTGATAAAGAGTAAAATATTCTTGGCTCCTAGAGGGGAAATATTATATCTATTCAGTGTTCACAGCTGTTTCGCAAACTCTAGTACCGTTCCATCGAAACCTTTTATAGGATTAATAGTCATTCCTAGAAGATTGAATATTAATTTATATTGTTTCGCGACTTTTCTGTTGGCCATTGCACCATCATCTCCGAGGACGGCGTAAAGTAACTTTTTAGGGTCAACTCCACTCTGGAGAGCAGCGATTCTGACGATTACATGATGAGTTAAGGCTAGACACGCAAATGAAGAATAGGCTCCCATTGGTTGCCCAACTTCATATCGCACGGTTGTCTCATCATACAACCACTCTCTATCGAGAATGTCCATCCACAACTTACCATCAAATCCCATTATCTGTAGAATTTGAGCTTGTAATTTAACAGGAAGTCTGTCTGTCGCAGCTGATAGGTCCATAGACTGTAAACGTTTCGTTCCACTATGTTCAATACTCGTTACTCCAAGTGCCTCTAACAAATTTTTGATAGGGGCGACCTGGTCCTTAGTTCCATCCTGAGGGACGGTACCAAGGAATTTATAAATAGCATCGTGTAATGGCATTAGTAAAACTTGCGTTCATCAATCAGTGATACCTATAATCCTACGTTTCCCCCGAGCTTCTGCTAAAACGGATAGGCGACCCAAATAAATATGGTCGACTCTCCATTTAAACAGGATGGCCAAGGGTAGACAAAGAACAGAGCACAGAACGAAGAATGTTAAAACACTCCAATATCTACATCTGTAAGACATTAAAAAATACTGAAGCCACTTCTCGGGTCTGTGTATAAAGCCCACCAAATCGATTCCAGCACCTAATATTCCAAGTGATGAATTCGGACCTGATTTTGTAGCAAATCTCCAAATCGAAGCTTTTCCTCGTACTTGAGAAAGTAAACTTTGATCTACTCATCCCATCGACCGTAGTGCCTCTCTAATATTATCCGAATCTAAAGTCTCACATTGGCCGGTAAATTTACCAGTTATTGTTTCGATTTTAGTTGGAGCGTATTTAGGAGAAGTACATCTGAAGAAGGCGAGTAATGATAAGAGAGTTTTCAAGAACAAAAGATCAGTTCGTCGTAAAGATCCTACATACATGTCTTTTCTGATTTGGACTAATTTTTGCTTTAATCGTAGAGGTAAAACAGAAGGAAGCCCAACCATATTAGTTAATTTCTTCGTACCCCTATGTGTTTTAATTCATGGAGAAGAAGCCTTTAATGTCTTCGCTTTTATATCTAAAAACTGAACAACAAGACGTAGAACCTCACTGAAATACTGGATAGTGAAAGTAATCCCTGACAAACGTCACATCTTCATTATTATTCCTAGGACTTTATTTAAGTGGAACATTCCTTTAGGGAATGCCCTCTTCATGTCAAAGACCTTTGTTATTGCTGTATAGAAACGAGGAACTTCTTTGATTGACATCCACTGAGTGGATACTACCCTTTCGGGTAGAAGATCTCTTTTAGAGATACCAGCAATGGCATCTTGAAAAAGACCTCACAGTCCAAAGAGGAAACTCATACTATATAGCGTAACAAAAACGGAATTTATAATAAACATTGTGTTTGTAGCAGATTATTTATGTAATTAGGACAGATGACAAAGTAATTTTTATTTCAAGGTTTGGGGTTCACCCTCAAGACTTGGAGTATCACTACTCTGTCTACATCCTCTTTATAAAATAGATCTCAGGTATCTTAATAATAATTGAATACTTGCGCAAGCCCTTAAGCAACACGCCGAATCCATCGGTGTGACTTGACTTAAACTTCCTCAGGAATTCCATCCCATTTAAGTGACAACCATGTGTAGAAATATACATCAAGTCATACTTTTGCATTCATATTTTCTCGTGAAGGAACAATCAATGGCGTTCGGTTGATTGATGATTCGTGACTTTCCGAATATTACTGCTTCCAGCATATATTCTAGACCAAGCTTTTCTCATTACTTGAATCCCATGTGACCTCTTTGAGACATTGCTTTATTCTCAAAAAGTTTTACCAAAGGATACCAGGGACTTGACCTAAGCCAGCCTTTAATATCAATTGGATTTATGTATATACTCACATGTTTACGTGTACATAGTTTATGAATCTCAATCTAACTATAGATTGTGTTCATAGAATTATTACATCAAATCATTGATCTATTTATGAAACTCGAGTTATTAAGCTCGAACTTTGTGGCGGGAATAACGCCCCCATCCAAGTTCGGTTTCTTCATAAGTGTATTAGCCTATAGGGTGCTAGCCTAGCTAGACCTTCTACTGGGATACGATCCCTACTTCAATCTGAAAACCGTCCATAGAGGATGGTCATCTGTCATTCCATATGCAAATGCTACACCTACTAACTTCTAGACTATCTAAAGAGATTCGTTTTCGAAGCTTATAAGATATTACAGGAGTACACGTACTGTCAGCTCAGCCTATGACATGTTTCAAGATGCCATAACTCTACTGTGGTAGCAGAGCGCAAGGTCCTGGACTCTTTTCAAGAGCCTTTAGCCTTCCTCTCGTCTAATTCCTCTCGCGAGGAAGAAGTACTACAGACCCCGGGACGATAGTTTCAGGAAGCAGTAGGTCATCTATTTCAATGCCTATTCTTTTTCCCTATATCTCCGGTGGAGTAGATAAGAGTTTGTTACGCGAAGGCGCGTCTTATAATAGTAGCCTACTTTCTTTAGTTGATCTTTTTCAATTACTGTTAAGAAAGCCACTGTTCTAATACGTCCCCTAATGAATCAACTTTTATAATCCATAAACTACGAATAGTGAATGGAGGTGGTTAACAATACCACCTGCGGGCAACCGCAAACAAAATTGATATCTGTTCTCAAAGGGACTCGAAAGAGTCCTCCCGGAGACCAGATTATGGCTATGATTAAG